ATGGATAAAATGATGAAAGGGGAAACCTCCCCAAGATTGAATTACCTTGCTTAAAATTGTATTGGTTGAACTATGTTAGGGGCAGAAGGAGTCAAACAATTACAACAAGAACAACCAGAAGTTTTCAACCAAACAGAACAACAAACACCTGTTACTAGAGAAAACTTTGCACCAGATAGCGCTGTTATTAATTTACAAGTAGCGCAAGTTTTAGGTTTAGCCTCACTTGAGGCGGGTAGGTATTCCCAAGAAATAAATGAGGCTGTCGAATGGGCAAAAGCAAATGGAGCTAAAACCCTTGATGACATTTTATATGAAATTAGATACTTAACTAATAGACTTGGTAATAACCCCAACGAAAAGAAAATTAAAACTATATCAAGATATATTTTCCTAACTAATGAAAGAAATAGACTAAATACTGAAATGGAAAGATTACAAACCTCATGACATTCCCAGTACCTCAAACATCGCCAGAACAATTAGGCTCAGGACACATGTCTCCTGAAGCTATAATGATGTGGGAACAATTAGGAAGAATTGGCGGAGTAACAGCAGGGCAAGCATTTCAAAGAGTCAGAGAAGCTGACGAAACTAAATTAATTGATATTTCAGGATCTGATATTTACATAGGTTACGCTTTACCAGGAACACTTACTACAGAAACTAAATGGAAGATTTCAAGAATTAATACTAACAACCCAATATCTATTTTCTGGGCAGACTCTTCAACACTTTATAATAAAAAGTGGGATGACCGAGTTACCTACACCTACGCATGACAATCAATGTTTTATTTGATCCAATTTTAGGTAAGTTAAGACAAAGTGATATAGGTGTAGTATCTGTTGCTTCTTTAATTGTAACTGACCCACTTGTAGTTAACAACTTGATTGTCAATTCAAATGCAAGTATAAATACTTTATATGGAAACACTATTAATGCTTCTACAGTCTCTACTAACAGGCTTATTTCAAATAATATTGCTAATAATTCAACTATTAGTACAAATCTTTTATTTGCTAATGGAATTACTGCCTCACTTGTTTCAGCTACTGAGATACATACTCAAAAACTTTTCTCATCTACTGCAACTTTAGGTCTAACCCATATCTCAACTATTGACTGGAATCTAACCTCAGGAGCAACTGCACTTGTTGAAGGTCAAATGAACTGGGATGCAAATCAACAAACTGCAGTTATTGGTATGGCTGGGGGTAATGTTGATTTGGCTCTTGGAATGGAACTTTTATTTCCAAGAAGAGTCAGAAACTCAACAGGTTCTACAATGGCAAAAGGAACTGTAGTTTATATAAATGGAGTATCAGGAAACACACCAACAGTTGATAGAGCAATAGCAACTAATGATATGTCATCAGCATTTACTCTTGGTATGACTGCTGAAAGTATTGCTAATGGGGCAACAGGTTGGGTAGCTACATTTGGAGAATTAACAGGAATTGATTTATCAACCTACACAGGTGGGGATACTCTTTACTTATCAGGTGTATCAGCAGGATTATTTACTAATGTTCCACAATCAGCACCTATTCACTATGTAAGAGTAGGAACTGTTGTTAAAGCAACTACTGATGGAGCGTTAGTAGTAAATGTCATTAATGGTTATGAGTTAAATGAATTACACAATGTTGTAATTGCTTCCCTTGCTTCAGGTCAGATTTTGATGAGTAATGCTTCTAATTACTGGTACAATGTAAATCCTGGATTTATACCTACAGCCTCGTATCCTTCACTTGGTTCTTTAGCAGTCTTAAACTCTCTGTCATACTACGCCCTTGATTCAAGATTAAGTTTAGGTTCATTAGCAGTTCTAAATAACTTGTCTTACTATGCTTTGGATTCAAGACTTTCTCTTGGCTCACTTGCAGTACAAGACACAGTAAACTATTACAACCTTGTTTCTTATCCTTCATTAGGCAGTTTAGCTGTTCTTAATACGCTTTCATACTACGCTTTAGATTCTCGTTTATCTTTAGGTAGCCTTGCTGTACAGGATACAGTCAATTTTTATAATTTAGTCAGCTATCCATCATTAGGTAGTTTGTCAGTTCTAAATTCATTATCTTACTACGCACTTGATAGTAGGTTGTCACTTGGGAGTTTGGCAGTACAAAATGTAGTTAACTATAACAATTTAGTTTCCTTACCATCTCTTAATGGGGATTATTTAAGATTAGATTTAACAAACACACCACTTACAGGCAACACATTAAACTTTAATGGAAGTGCTAATAAAGCAGTAAATATTGATAGAACTACACTAACAGCAGGAAAAAACTTATCTATTACTGCAGGTGGTGCTTTATTAGGAGGCACAGACTTAGCAGGTGGGAACTTAAATCTTTCTTCAGGAATTGCCACAGGAGATAGAGGTTCTGATATTACATTCTTAACAGCAACAGGTGGAACTTCAGGAACAACTGATAGAACACCAACTCAAAAAATGGTTATTAAAGATTCAGGTAAAGTTGGTATTGGAGAAACTAACCCTGTTTATCCTTTAACTGTTAATGGGGTTATTTATTCAAATGACCAAATACAAGCAGGAGGACAGATTTTTGGAAATGATATTAGTTCAAGCACAACAATAACTGCAGGAACTGATATAACTGCAGGTGGAAACATATCTGCTACAGGAACTGTAACAGGTTCAAACCTATCAGGAACAAATACAGGCGACCAATTTATGCCTGTATATGGAGATGGTTCAGATGGTTTTGTAAATTTTAATGGTTCAAATACTTTTACATTTGCTACATATGATGGTGGTTCAACAACTTACACCTTAACAAGAGATGTTTTTGCTTATACTGTTGATGTTGGATTAGGAGTTATTCTAATAACAGCAGGTTACAGAATTTTCTCACAAACTTATATTTCAAACTATGGTTTAATCCATAATAAAGGAGCAAATGGTTCAGGAACTACAGGTGGTGCAGGAGGACTTGGAGGATTTTTCAAAGCAGGTGGAAATGGTGCTACAGGACTTCTTGCAGCTTCAGCAGGTGCTAATGGAACTGCACAAACAACACCTACTGCTAATACTTTAGTTGGTGGAATTGGTGGTAAAGGTGGGCAAGGCAGACAATCTACTACAACATTTACAGGTGGTATGATTACTTCTGCCAATGTTACAGTTCCTGCTGATGCTGATGGTGGCAATAAAGTTCAATCAAATTACATAAATTACCTAACAAGATATGTTGTTGGTGCAACAAATTGGCAAATGACTCCATCAATAGGTGGAGGTTCAGGTGCTAAATCAACAACAGGAACTACAGCAACTTCAGGTGGAGGTGGTGGTGGAGGTGGGATAGTATTTCTTGCTTCACCTATAATTGAAGGTTCAGGTCCGATAAGTGCTAATGGTGGTAATGGAGGTAATGCTGCAGGGACAGGAGGAAACTTTGGTGGAGGTGGTGATACTACTAATCTTACACAAACACCTACTGCTACAGGTGGAACAGGTGGAACATCTGTTATTGGGACAAATGGAACTTTACCTGTGGCTACAGCAAATGGAACTACAACTACTGCAACACAAACAATGACTATAACTCCAACAGTGCCTTTAACTAAAGGAAATCTTTATTTCGTTACTTTTCACCTACAAAAAACAGGTGGAATTGGTGGTTCAGGAATTAACTCAATGTCAGGGTTTGGTATGTCTTGGACTAACCTAAACACGAGAGTTGAGTTTAACTCAATCGCTTCTCCTACAAGAGTTATTGAAACTTGGTATGGATATTACACAGGAACAGAACCTGACATTATAGATGATGAAACTATTACAGTTAATCTTTCAGACTTAAATACAACTGCAAGGGCAATTATTGATGAGATACAAAACACAGATGCTTCAAATTTAATTAACCCTGTTACTGCAAACACAGCAACTAACAGTGTTGATTCAGCACTTACTTTAACAGTTACTTTACCTAATGCTTTATCTACGGGTAATTTAGTTTATTCAGTTTTTGCTCACACTGTTGTTACAGGTCTTGCTGCAGGTGCAGGTGCTGTTTTAGTAAATAATCAAACAACAGCACCAAACTTATCAAGTCAGGTTTCACAATCACAAGCAACTACACAAACTCATACAACAACTAATGGTGCGATTGCAGGACTATCTGTTGAAATTACAAAATCAAGTGCAGGTAAAAATGGTTCAAATGGTTGGGATGGAAAGGTGGTTAGAATATATGGATAAACAAACACAAGATAAATGGAATAATATTAAATCAAATAGAAATGGACTTCTTGCTTTATCAGATTGGACACAACTTCCTGATGTAGAACTAACTCCAGAATTAGTAGCTCAAATGAAAACATACAGACAAAAGCTAAGAGATATAACCAAAGACTTTGAAAACCCAGATGATGTAGTGTTTCCTGATAATCCATTAGAGCAATCTAACAGTTAAAAAGATAATCTTTTGAATTAGACTTATTATTTTGTATTAGTTAGGTATGTCAACACACTATAACCTTTCTGATATTCTTAAATCTGTAGGAGCAATAACAGAACAAGATGCTTCTTTACCTACAGGATCAGATTTAACCCAAAGAATACAATTTGCAAATGACGCTTTAGCTGAATGGGCAGATACATATACTTGGACTGATTTAAGATCCACATTATATTTAAATACAACAAACGATTCAACTACATCCATTGGATTACCTACTAATTTTAGAGAACCATTTAGCTCTGTAGTTAATTATTTAACTACTGGTTATAAAGAATTTTATGATTTAATTCCAGCACAGGAAAGATTTAATAAAGAATCTACTGATAAATACTGCTATATAGATGGTCTTTATAATAATAAAGCATTAATTATCCCAAATGGACTTGGTAGTGGGGCATCTTTACAATTTGATTATTTATCTTTCCCATCAAGTTTAACTTCTATAAATGATACTGTCCCAATTAGTGCTACACAATATATGGTTAAAAAAATAGCGGCTTTAGTTTTACAAGGAAGAGGAGACCCAAGATTTCCATCTATCCAAAATGATGCACAAAGAATACTCTCTAATGCTATTGAAGAGCAAAATGTGCCATTTGGAAGACTAAATAGAATACCTTTCTATACAGGTGGATTCGTTATTGGGCAAGACTAATGCCAAGATTAGACATACCAGCAAGAGCATACGTTCCTCAACCTTCAGTTGAAATTACCTACGAGGGTTTTAATGGTGGTCTTAATACATTTTTCAAAGATACTGAAATTAAAAGAAACGAACTTGCAACTGCAGATAATACTATGCTTATAGGTAAAGGTATAGTTACAGGCAGATGGGGTAGTGAAAACTATTTTTGATGAGTATAATAATGTTCAAACATCTCAGTCAGATTTACTCGCAATTACAGACTCAGGTTATTTAGTTAAAAAATCAAATGCTTCATTCACAATAATTACAGGTGCTTCGTTTGCCTCGGGTGCTGTAGTATCAGGAACTCAACTTGGTAACAACTACTACGTAGTAAGTGATTCAACAAATTTAGTTAGATATAACGGATCAAACTTAATTCCTTACTCAGGTGTATCAGCCCCAGTTATATCTGGAGTTTCGAGGTTGTCTGGAGCAACAGGAACTACTTCTTGGTCTTATAAAATTACCTCATTAACAGCAAGTGGTGAAACATTACCATCTACTGCGGTTCTAATTTTAGGATCTCCTGCTGATTACACATTACTTAATAATCAAATTACTTGGTCAACAGTAAGTGCTGCATCAGGTCTTCTTACAGGTTACGCCTTATATAGAGGGCTACCTGGAGAAGAAACATTTATAGGTAATGCTGGTACTGCCGCTACAACATTTTTAGATAATGGACTTCCACAATCAGATACTATTTTTCCACCAACCGCTGACACTACTTCAGGAGTAAAAGCAAAATATATAAAAAGATTTGAAGATAGACTTGTAATTGCAGGTATTTATAACGATCCAACAATGGTTATGATTTCAGGAAAATACCCATATCAAGACAGATTTAACTGGAACTATGGTGGTGGATATGTCAGAGTTGCACCAGATAGTGGTGATGAGATTACTGGTATTGAGGTAGCTGGAACTACATCTATTGGCGCTACAACAAACTCTTCTATTTTAGTCTTTATGAAGGAGAAAGCATTCCAAATGATTTTACCAACTATTGAACTTGGAAATTACATTGTCTTAAATCCAATTTACCAAGAAATTGCCCCAGTAGGTGCTTCATCTTTTGGAGGAATAGTTAATATTAGAAACAATACATTCTACTTCGGTAGGGAAGGAATTAATACAGTCGGTGCTGAGGCAGCATATCTAAACCAAGTAAGAACAAGAGAAGTAAGTGCTAGGATCAGACCAACTGTACAAGCATACTCCGATAGTGTTAAAAACTCAGCAAGCGGAGGATTTATGGATTACAAATATTTACTTTCATTTAATAACAAACAAACTATAGCCTATGATTATGAAAGAGCTTGTTTTGTTGGTATTTGGACAACTCCTTTTGCAATAGCTAAATGGTTTAAATATGTTGATACAAATGGTGTGGAAAACTATCTTGCAGGATGTGATGACGGTTATGTTAGAAAATTTTCCGATGTAATTCATACAGACAACGGAGTTAAAATAAATAAAATATTAAGACTGAAAAGAGAGGACTTTAATAGATTTAATGTAATGAAAACCATTCAATCTTTTTATCTTTTATTTAGGAATGTTTCAGGAACTTTAAATATAAATTTAATTATTGAAGATAAAAATGGTCTTAGAACTATCGCTAAAACTATTAACATTGAAACTACAACAGGTAAAACAGGTTGGGGTACAAATATTTGGGGATCAAAAAAATGGGGACAAACTATTAATTCCGTAGTTGCATTCTTAGGTGACATCATTAGATGGGGATACCTTTATAAGACTGCAAGAACTTTACAACTTGAAATTACAACTACTGATAATTTATCTAATTTTGAATTTGTAAGTTTTAAAACTTCTGCTCAATACCAACCAGAGGGATCTTTACCACCTTCTTACAGAATATAGATTTATTTTGTATTAATAAGTTATGGCAAACTTATACTCAGTTCCACTTGAAAATGGAGTACAACTTACATTACAAAACGCACTTTTAACAGGGCAGACTTCAACTATTACCTTTACTGGTAGTGTTACTGCAAAACTACAAGCAAGTTCAGCAATGCCTGGAATACTTGTTATTGATAGAGTTGATGCTAACGGCAACGAAACTCCAACAAAAACTGAATACATTTCTTTTACAGGTGTAACAGGTTCAACAGTTACAGGACTTGTAAGAGCTTTATCAAACACAACAGACCAAGACCATGCAGCTGGTGCTATCGTTGAGTTAGTTCCTGATGTTGTATGGGCAGAGGCATTAAATGATGTCTTCACAACACAACACAACTCAGATGGAACTCACAAGACATTATCTTTAATTTCTCTTGCTTCTGTAACTATCAATAATTCTATAATTAACAGTGCTTCATTTACAGATTTTAATCTTGCAGGGGGGACATTAGCTTCTTCAACTATTTATAATTCTAAATTTACAGGACTAAATATTGAAACTACAACTTTTACTGGGGGTTCTCTTGTTTCTATTACTACTGCCAATATGGCAACAATTCCAGTTCATACTAAAACAATCACTTCCCCAGCTTCCGCTATCTTCAACTTATCAGCTTCGAATATCTTTTCATACAACTTATCTGTTGCTACCACAGCACTTCTTGTTACAAGTCCTACAGCAGGGCAACCATTTGTTGTCAGACTTTCTCAAGGCAGTGCAGGAAACAGAGCAGTATTCTTTGATACTATTAAGTGGGCAGGAGGCACAGCACCAACATTAACCGCAACTTTAAATAAGACTGATGTATTCGGGTTTTTATGCACAGCATCAGGTTTCTATGATGGTTACATTGTTGGTCAAAACTTGTAATGGGAATTAAACTGAAGTCAGTTGGTTTAGATACATCAGGAGGACTTAACGGAGCAGGTGCTACAACCATCTCAGGAACAGTTACTGTTGCTTCAAATTCACAAAGAATATTAATAGTAGGATATTTAGGTAGAAGTAGAACAGTTAATTCTATGACCTATGGTGGAGTTTCAATGACAAGATATCAATCTTCAGCAATCTTTGACCAATGTCTAACTGAATGGTGGTATATAGTAAATCCTGCAGTAGGTTCAGCAACTCTTACTGCAAACTTATCTGCTAATTCAGACAGCAGAGATTTCCTTGCTTATGCAAGTTTTTATAATGTAGATACAGTTAATCCTTTTGTAACTTTTGTAACCTCAACAGGAACAGCAGCATCAGTTTCAGTATATCTAAATGGAACTTATGACAATACATATATGATTGGAGGTAACTTCAATACAGGTAACTTATCAGGAGATGCTATCTCACCTGCAGTTTTATTTGCAGAAAGAGACCAATCAGATTCAGGTGGGGCAAGTTATCTTCAAATTACAACTGCAGCAAACACAAACACAGGTTTTAATAATTTTTCATCAGGGTCAGCATATAGTTATCTTTATTTGGAACTAAAACCTGCTGAATTAGATGGAGGGGGTTTTTTGTATAACTTAATATGAAGTTGGACGAAAGAATGGCAAAACTTGAAGAAAAAGTTGAAAATATCAAGGAAAACCTTGACGATGTAGTCAAACACAGACTACCTGCAATAGAAAGAAAGATAGAAGGACTTGGAAAGTATATCTATATTGGAGTTGGTCTTGCTATGGCTGCTCAAATAATTATTTCATTAATAGTAAAGGAAAAATAAATGAACTATCAAGAATTTTTTAATAAATACAATGGTACTAAAGTAGATTTTGACGGGGCATACTCTGCTCAATGCGTAGATTTATTTAATAGATATTTAGTAGATTGTTTAGGAATTAATAACCCTATCCAAATGTTTCCAGTAGGTAGTGCTTATCAAATCTGGGATTACGCTAAAGATAATACTCAATTTACGAGGATAGAAAATACTCCAACAGGAGTTCCTCAAGTAGGGGACATTTTAATTTGGAAGAAATCACAATCTCTTCCTTACGGACACGTTGCAATATTTGACAACGGAGATGTAAATAAATTCAAATCATTTGACCAAAACTGGCCTACAGGTGCTGAATGCAAGTTAGTAGACCATAACTATAATGGACTACAAGGTTGGTTAAGACCTGTTAAGAATGAAGTTGCTCCCGAGAAACCTAAACCACCATTTATAGATTTAGTTTCTTTATGGACTTCACTTGATGGTAATAAAACTTATGCCGCAGTAGTAGGAATGTTCTTAACTATTGTTGCTTATAACTTAGGATATATTACTGAAGAACAGTTTAATATGTTCGATACATTATTCTTAGCATTAATGGGATTTAGTTTAAGAGACGCAATTAAGAAAAAATAAAAACTCACCTCAGGTGAATTCAAAATTATTTATTCTTAATAATAAGACTGAGGCAAGTTTGACAAAAGAATGTTAAATCTAAAGAACGGGGGTGAACTTCCCCAAGTCACCCCCACCCTTCACGATTTAATAAATTATATCTTTAAAAAGGTAATTCATCAACATCAACTTCTTCAACTACTTTGTTTTTATCAAAAAACATTTCATCATATCTTTTTAGCTTTGAATCTTTTTTAGCGTCAAGATTATGAATTGCTACCATCATGTCGTAGTAAGTTGATAATGAATCACTTACATTAAATATTCTGTGATATGTAACTTTTCTTAAATCAGCTGATAAGTTCAAGTAAAATAACGGAAAGTTAAAATTAGCTTGCCCTTCTGATAGTCTTGTAAATGCTTTGATAAAGTTAGCAGATTCAACAACTTTCTTTAATGTCGGTGCGTGTTCTAAAACTAACTCTCTTATTCTTAGAAACTCATTTCTTTTTTGCTCACCTTTTTCTTTATTTTCAGGCATATAAAAACCCTCTTTAAAGTAAACAATATCTAAATTCTTATAAGCAAGATCGTTGAAGTTTGATAAGAAATAAACTGCAGTTGAAATTGAAATTTTATTTTTCTTATCACCATCCTTAGCTAAGAAGTCTTTAAGATAGACATAATTTTCTTTTCCTTGAATTACATACTGTTGTAAGTAATCAGCAGGACTCCAGTTTTTAACATTTGAGTTTAACTGACTCATAAGAAATCTCATTTCCTCATCAGTCATCGGGCTTACTTCAACGTAATGAACTGTCTCATCTAATTCTACGCAAGCATCAAATCTATGTTGCCCGTCAATGATAAACCCATTAGCAACAATGATTGGTTTTGCTTCTAAGACATTTATTGCCTTAATTGATTCAATAATTTTTTGTACTTGATTTGGATTAACTGGTCTGTTTCCTTCTAATTTTTTTAGAAGAGTGTAGTCTTTAGTAGACTTTGGTGTAAATGTGAACTTTTTCATTTTAAGATCCTTTCGCCTTAGTTACGAAAACTTAAGGTCAAATAATTTTTACTATTCTTTACTTCCTAACAATAATTTGGTAAAGAAGATTTGGGCGTACCCGTTTACAATCAGCACTAGAACATCATAGTAGTCTCTCAGACTTAAGTTAGAATTTTATTCCCTTCAATTATGAACTGATTAGGATTTTAATTTAAAATGGCAGATTGTCAATATCGATTTCAATTTTTTCTTCTTCGACTTTAGGTTTTGTGATTGGTGTTAGTTTCTTTTGGCAATCAAAACATGCTACTTTACCAAATCTTGATTTAGAGAATGACGCAGTTTTTTCAGGAGTAAGTTTACCGCAGTCTGCACACTTTAAATCTGTTGGTGTAGGTGTTGTAGATGTAGCCTTTATAGGCTCTGTGGCAGGTCGTGAGGGCTTTGTTGCCATCTCACCGTCATCATCTTCACTTGGTATAAATGCTAACGCCTGAAGGGCATATCTTTTAGAGTAAGTTATAGCTGATCCAACTTCTTGTGGGTTATCTGGATTTTTACAAGCAACTCTCATAGAACTTTCAATAAATTCCCCACTTTCGTGAAGTAATATTGTTTTCAAAACATTAACTCCGTCTTCAAACATTATTGGTTGTAAAACTGTAATTCCATGATTATTAAAAGCATCTTTACAGGCTTCCATAACAGATCCAAGATCTGAATATTTCATTTTAAAAAATGGATTAGTCGCTCCTTTTTTTGCTCCACTTATTTCCTTCTGAGCTAGAAGCAGGGCAGTGGATATTTTTGAAATGTTTGGGCTACAATTCATATATTTACAATATCTCAAAATCAAAATATAATCAAGACTGCAAAGGACATATTCATAGGCAGGAGTGTCCTTTGCTTTTTTATTATTTCTTGTTTGTTCATCTAATTACCAAAATACCCAGCTTTTAACGGCTGGGTATTTTGTAGTAAATAATCCGTTTAAGGATAATTGTGGAAAGTAAGTGAATGAATAAGAAACACTTACAAAAGTATTATATCAAATATTTGGGTAATATTCTCCATTGTATTTTTAAAAAAATAAAGTAAGAATTAGATAACATTTAATTAAGAAAGGCTGCCGTCTTGAAAATAACAGAGTTAAGTAACTCCCAACTTAACGAGAGGATCAAAAAGAAAAAAGAACTTAATGATCTAATCAAACCATTTCAAACTTATTCAGGTAAGGATGAAGTGGTCTCCGCTCAACTGCTCAAAGAACAAATTTCTGCCGATAGTGACCAAAAGAAGTATTTAACTAATATAAAACAGTTAAATGATATTATTGGTGGATTTAAATCAGGAGATTTAATAACTATGTCGGGTATATCTGGAAACGGTAAAACCGAGTTTCTAATTTCACTTACAAAAGATTTTATAGATAGAAAGTATAAGGTGTTGTGGATTTCCTATGAGGTAAATCCAAAAGACTTTATGAACAGGTTCGGCAATTACGAACCTGTTTTTTTTATGCCTAGACAAAACAATCCTAATAATCTTGAGTGGACTATAGACAGAATTAAAGAAGCTAAAGCTAAATACGATTGTGATATTGTTATGATTGACCATTTACATTTTCTACTTGATATGAATACTTTAGGAAATAAAAACATATCTCACTTATTTGGTGGAATTATCAGACAAATCAAAACTATTGCATTAAAACTTGATATGACAGTCTTTTTAGTAGCACACCTAAATAAAACTGCAACTAAGGAAGTCCCAGACTTACCAGATTTAAGAGATAGTTCATTTACTTATCAGGAAGCCGATACAGTTTTAATAATTCATAGAGATCCTGACGGAGAGATTAATTTAAATAAAAAAGTAACTCCAGCAAGTTTAAGAATTGCTAAGAACAGGTGGGAAGGGCATATTGGTATTATAAAACTATCTTATGACAAACCAAATAGAAGATACACAGGATATTAATTTTGTTTTAAATGTAATTTCAAGACAAAATTGGGTTGATGAAGAAATACTTTTAACCTATGAAAGTTGTTACAGATCAGTTAAAGCATTAATGATTGAATTTAAAGAAGATACATCTGAATTAGATAGAGTTAGAAACGAAATTATGGAACTTTATGGACAGATTTAAAAACTCTTTAGTTGAAACTTTAGTCTATATACTATGGGTCTATCTTATGATACGATTATTTTTATGAGTTCAAAAAAAACTGCCAGACGAAAAGGACATAACTTTGAAAGGGATGTTGCAAACTTACTTAAACCATATTATCCAGATGCTAAAAGACAACTTGAATATCAAGAAGGTCTCGGGTATGACATTGCAAATACTGGCGACTTATCAATTCAATGCAAGGTCGGGAAATCATTTAAAATTGAAAAAGCGTTAGCTGAGGCTGTAAGAGAAAAACATATTGCTGTCGCATTTACTAAAAGAGATAGAGAAGACATTGTAGTTTCAATGTATTGGAAAGATTTTGAATACTTTTTAGTTTCATACCTTGACAAAAAAAATAAAAAACGTTAAATTGAATGTAAGTCAAATGCGAGTTAGGTAGGTTTTACAGGCAAGGTTACCTACCTAATAACCGCTAAGACTACCGCCCATGACTGCTAAAGATAAAATAGACAAATTTATAGGTGAACTCCCAAATTTAAAACAAGTTAATAAAATTGCGAACTACTCATTTTCGTCTGATCCTCATATCAATACGGCTTATTGGAAAGGATACAATGATGCTAAAATTGAACTTCGAGACAAACTTTACAACAAAGAAAATATTAAAATAGAAGAAACTAATACTCCCGACTGGTCACCCGATTACAATTTAACTATTTTTGGAGAACCTATCTATGACAAATAACCCTAACTTAGCTCAATATTTAAACTCTATTACTCAAAAAATTGACTGGCTGATAACTGCCTGTAGTGGATCAGTAGTTGCAAGAGAGAGTGCTAGAGATCATCTTATAAATGGTGTGAAAGAAATTATAAGTGAAGTTTATAACGTTGGATTTATGGCTGGCGAGAAAAGTAATTCATTTAATAATGACCAAAAATTAAGAGTTGCAAAATACAAACTTCAAGAAAGATTAGAAAAAGAAAATAAAAAAACAAGGAAAGAGATCTTAGATATTGTTTTAAAAGAATATGGACTAAAAGACGAAAAGATTAATATAAAGTTAAGAAAGAAGATTAAAGATGAAGTTGAGATGGAAACGTCTGTTTCAGAGCAAGACGCATAATTTTGAAGTTGATTATTTAATTAGTGCAAAGATAAATGGAGATAATTTAAAAATGCCAAGAATATATTTAGAAGATCAAGAGTTACAAGACCAGATTAAATCGTCTGTTGAAAATATTATACTTGATAACTTAAAGAAAAAAGAAGAAGTTAAAAAGGTTTCCAGTAACTTAGATGAGAAATCAAGAATTAGAAACCATTTTAGAAACGTCTGTTTTAGAAAGAAGTTTAATACAATTACAGAACATATCAAATATATAGCCGATTATTATATTTTACCCGAAACTACTGTTTTAAGTTATGTTGAAGATGATTTAACTATCATTAAAAAACAATTAAATCTAAAATAAATTAAAAAGGGGCAGTCAAAGACCGCCCCGATCGTTGCAAAAGCAACTTTGTATTAATCCTATAATTACTCTTTACTGTCAATAGGGTAATTCTTAAGATTTAAATACAACTGATATTCTTTTATATGTCTCATAACTGTCATTGTATGAATTTTATATTCAAATGCCAATTCTAAAACACTTACCCCAGTTTTTCTTTTTTCCCAGATTTCTTTAGCCAAGTTTAAATCTCTTGATCTTTTATGTCTTTTGAGAGGGTTTTTTGGAGTATATCCTTTTTGATAACCCAATTCTTTTAACACGTCTAATTTAATTTCTATTTTCTTTTGTTTTTCTTCCAGTAGTTTTGCTTTCATTTCTTGTCTTTCTAGCTTTAATTTAGCTTTTAACTTCATTTTAGCTAACTTTTCTTTTCTAATCTTAGCTAATTTCTTCTTTTGTTTTCGCAATTTCTCAAATTCTTTAGCTCTCTTATACATTGAGTAGTAATTTGACATGCCTTCGTCTGTGTAATACATTTTAACTCCTATCAATTACCTTAAAAATTACCCTGTAGTCGTCATTACTGTTTTGTAAGGTAACTACAACGTCTGGCGTCAGGTAATTTTGGATTAAAACTAAATACTCGCATATATGTTCGTAGTCGTCTTTATGAACTTCGTAAAGGAAACTGTCGGCTGTTGAGATTTTAGGCGTTCTATGAAGTGTTAGATCTTTCATTAGGTCATCTATCAACATTTCATTTACTCTTTTAGCTAATATTTCAAGTTCGTTAGTTTCATGGGCTATGATCTTAAATACTTTTTTTATTTCAGGCAGGAAGTGTAACATTTTAATTTATTCCTTTCTTATACTCTTGTAAAGTATTAATTAAATCGTTGTAGTCTTCGTCTGTAAGATTTACATTATTCCCTTGTATAAGATATAAGAGTTCTACCGCGAGTGCTTTTCTAAAATCTTCAAGAGATGCATTTTTAGGCATAATAAAAAGCACTTTCTCAAAATAATCAGTCAAACCATTCTCATCATAAAACTCTTTTAAAAGTTCCATACTCATTGTTTTAAATTGATTTTCTAAAGCACCAATTAATTCGTTTCTATTCATTATTGTATTTCCTTTACTTTGTTAACTATATTACTTTTAATTGTCTTAGCCACACCTTTAAACATAAGTCCGTCTTCATAATATGAGAGATAAAACTTTAATTTAGGGTATCTTATCTGTGCTTTTTCTAACCACTTAATAGGTGGTGTCCACGCTGTCTCAAAACTTATATTCAACTCACTATTTTCTGGCTTGTAGTCAACATAATCAGTAATAGCGTCCCACTTTGTTCCCCAATTTTCTATTCGCCACTCATACCAACCCGCTTTTTTGTATTTTTCCTCGTCTTCTTTGTTATCAAACTTCGGTTCGGGAACTACATACCCAAATGTTAGATTTTTTGAAGTTTGCCTTTGTTCCGCGTCATTATCAATCATATTATTCTCATAAAAGTCTGTGATGTCTTTTAAAGATCCAGATACTTTTAAATTGTTATTACAATAGTTAGGCATTTGTTTGTTCTTCCATTTCTTCTAAAATACCTACTAATGCTTCAAGGTTCTCATCACTTTCTTTCAAGTTATCTATAATCTCTTGAATAAGATAATCTCTACCTAAAAACTCAGCATATAAAAAACCTAATTCTTCGGCAGATTTTTCCCATAATTTTTGTTCTACTTGTTCAATGTTCATTTATAACTCACTTTCTAACTTATTAATTACATTTTCTACAACCATAATTTCATTTAAAATCATGTTGTAATCATATTCCCATCTGTTATCTATTCTATTTTCTTTTGATTTTTCTAAATACTTTTGTTCGGCTACAAGTATTTTCTTTTCAAAAATTGCTTGCCCTAACTCACTATCAAAATCAACAAATAAGATCTTGTCGTCTTTGTCGATTTTCCTTAATTGTTTTAGTCGTCTGTCTATTGTCCAGCCGTCAAATGTTTCTAAAATATTTACTTGTTGATCTTTTTGGATATTATCCATTTTTTGTTTCTCCTTTCCACGAGAGAATTATTTACTATAATGATTATCACTTATCGTCTGTCGTCTGTCAAGGGTTTTTGTATCGTATGTCGTCTGTCGTCTGTCGTCTTGTTAAATTAGCGGTCGGCTGACTAATAAAAAAACGGATATAATACCCGTTAATTTATCTAATAATACCCGCCGTTTTGTTATTGTTCGTTGTTTTTGTGCTTGTTGTATACTGTTTCAACTTCTTTTTTTGTTATCCCTAAAGGTATAAGAACGTCTAAAGCGTCCGTTATATCATTTGAATAAAAACACTCAAAGTTATTTAATTCGTATAATATAAGGTCTTCTTTACCGTCTTTTAATTCTTTAACTTGAAACTTATACCATTTTTCAATCTTGGCTATTTCACTTTTTAACGTTGACAAGTTTTTAGCTGGAACATACCCGCCAGCACCTATAGGTGATAATTTTTCACCGTCTAATAAGATTTTATCTTGTCTTAATTTATTTACTTCTTGTTCGAATTGTTCGTTACCAAAAGCAAAAAATACGTGTAAGTCCTCGAATGTTCCGCTATATAAATCTTGTTTATGTTGTTTTAATTCTTTTATTGTCATGTTGTTGTTATCCTTATTAATTATTTACTATAACAACGGGTATTATTAAATTGTCAAAGATCATAAGTATTATTAAATACTTTATAGATCCCATAAGTTACCTTATAGGATCTAAAAATACTTAATAGTGAAATGCTTTTGTTGAAACTTCTAGTCCGTTTAATTGTCTAGCAAGGTTAGAATAATGCACCATATCAACACCAACGAACTTATAATCCTTGCTATAATCAAGTATTTTATAATTCATAAGTGGCTGATAATTATTAACTAAACTTTCAGTTTTTAGGTCTAAAATTATATTTTTAGTTATAGGGTCTAATTCTTGAATATCAAGTGGTCTTGCAAATGGATCAGCGCCTTGCCATTCGTAAAACTTGTTTAAATATATGTTATGAGTTGATCTTAACTTTAACGGTGAATATTTATCAGCACCAGTGTTTCGGGATATATAATATTTAACTACTGCCGAATTGTTCCCGTCTATATACTCAACTTTGTATGTTTCGTTTTGTCTTGAATAAGTTGTCTTGATCTTGATCCCGTTTAATACTTGAGTTTCAATATATGCAAAAGATCCTAACAACTTACTATTTAATAATTCTATTTTATGATCCATTTTATTTATTATCCTTATAATTATTTACTATTTAATAATCGATCTTGTAAGCTATTAACATTTTCTAACTCGACAATATAATTGTTTTGAGTGTTGACATATCCTTTATATACGTTAATTAAATACATTTGCGCTAAGCTAACTATTACAAACGCGATCGCAATTATTTTATAGAATAAATTATCCATTTGATCCTTTATAATTATTTACTATGATTAGATTATCACTATATAAAAATAATGTCAATAAGTTTTATCTTAATATAATTTTATTTAAATAAATCAAGTGTTTTATAGGATTTAATAAGTTTATTGACTTTACATTTATAAATTGATTGATCTATTTTTTAACATAGTTCGTTGGCTAAAAATATTTCAATCCTATTAAATAAGATCAATAAATAAGACAATATATGACGACGTCGTATAACATATAAATAACGACGTTAAATAAACGTGTTATCAATAAGATCCAATAGGATAGATATTATAGGTTACTTTATTTTATTAAATTAATAAGGGTATACCACCCGCATGAAGACACGTGGTAAAAAATCTGTAAAGTATAATCTAAACACATAGTTTATTTAACCTAAATTACCTAATAACAATAATTTATAATTTATAAGCTCTATAACCCTCTATAAGAGGGGTAGGGTGTTAAAACGAGTATAGTATCAGTTTTAGTATAAAAATTAATCCTAGACCTATTATATCTCCTTATAAGGCATGTTCTGATGTAGTGCTTAAGTATAGTTAAGCTTCTCTGGGTTTATAACCCAAAGATCAGTTAAGTTTAGTGAGTAATATTTATGTTCAAAATTTATTTGAAAAATGAAAAGACTTAAGGCAATAGAACGAAGTTCGAACAGTTTTTTTTTGAAAAAAGATCCAGAGCGTTGGACTTTAAATACGTAAGGCGGATACTTCCGAAGCGCATTAGTCCCCCTTCCCCCAATAAAAAAATTGAGTTCAATTGCAATCGATTCTGTTTTCTCTCAGGATCGCAATACCTATCACACGAACCCCTGCCGTTGTAACAGAGGAAAAGAATGTATCTGTTAGGTTCAACCACATTCTCTTACAGACCATCACGTGTCCCCCATAGTGAAAACGGAACTCCTCGCGATTCAGTTTGTAGACATTAGCCTCTACAATTTAACCCCCAGCTAATATTATTTTACTAATTTATTTAATCTCGTCAATTGATTTTCTGAACAAAGTTAATTTGATTTCCAGCTTGAATGGAAAGAACTTCTTTTTGAGAAATGAAAAAACATACGAATACTCATCATTTATAAAACTTTCAGAAATATTAACATCATGTTCATCTTTAGTTTCATGAAAAATTGTCTTAGAAAAAGGTTTTTTTGAGATACTTTTATCTGGAAATGATTTAATTAAATCTTTATTAATTGGTTCGAATTTTGATAATTCATGTATTTTCATCTGTTATAATTTTAACATGTTTACTTTCGCCCAGTTAACAGACTTTTCAAACTCTCCTAAAGATACCATTACCTGTACCCCCGACAGAAAGTACGCCCTATATAAATTTGATAGGGGTGATAAAATTGAAATTAAGTTGGAAGAAGAATTCAGAAGAGAGAAACATCATACTATAGGGTATATGGATACTATACTTAGATTCTTTATTTCCAAAGATGAAGACTTACTGGATACACTCTATAGGTTACTTCGTAATTGTTTACTTATCGAAAGGAAATAATGGCAAGACCATATAATTACAACAAACCAGTAATGACCCCACTACAAGTACAAATGCACCTATCATCACTTTCTAAAGAGGAGATCACTGCACTTTTAATTGATTCTATTTCCAGACTTGAAATGAAAGAATTTATATTCCAGAACTGGAAAGATGGTAATACTTTGAAAAGATATAATATTGAAAGACATTTAAGAAAAAGTAGTAATGACGAAAGGGAAAAGAAATGACACCAACTTTAAGTGGGGGGTACAATAACATAGGGTGGGAATTTTTCATCTCAGTATCTATTCAACTGTTTTTTGTGATTGGTTTATATTTTATTCTTATGAAAAACAAATGAATGAACCCCTAATTAAAATTACTATGAATTGGGATGAGTTTGGTTGTTGTGGGTGTGGTTGTTTGATTGTAACATTAGTTGCAGTTTCAATTTATTATTTAGTTTAGAAAGGGTAAACAAATGAGAGAAATTAAGTTTAGAGTTTGGTTGAAGGATAAACAAGTTATGGAAAAAGTAAGAAGTATTGAATGGGCTGGGATAGCAGTTTCATCAGGTTTTATAAAAAATATAGATACTATAAGTGATAGATATTATTCAAAAGATTATAATGGAATTGAAAACTATATAATAATGCAATACACAGGACTAAAAGATGCTAATGGTAAAGAGATTTATGAGGGTGATATTGTTAAAATAACAAATTTTATTGATATGAAAACAATATATGAAATTATTTGGAATGAAGAAGTAGCTTCTTTTGAGTATAAAGATGGCCCTTATATTAATGAATACGGGGATATAATTCCTGGAATACATTATCCAAATGAATGTACTGTCGTTGGAAACATTTGTGAGAACCCAGAACTTTTAAATTAATGGTTGCTCTAATTTTTCTTCTTGTACGATATTAAATTTCTTCTTAACAGAATCTGGCATTACAATCTGAATATTAGTTTGAGCATGAGGATTATTTGCTACATTACTTGATTGTCTAAACATCTCAGCAGTCTTAATTAATTCCCCATACTTAGCCTCACCCATCTTACCCTGTAACTCTTTATAAGCCATTAGTTCAAGATCCTTGGCTACAGCTTTGATATGAATATCTTTCATTTTATTTAGTCTATCTACCTCAGAAGATAGCCCCCTAAGTAAATCATCATTTAATTCTGCATTTTTTAACTTTGAAATCATCATAGCCGATACTCCAAACATCTCAGCAATCTCAGCTTGAGTGTAATCTGCAGCAACGAGATCTTTTACTACTTTTTGTTTTACTGGTGTTGGTACTTTTTTAAATGTATTTTTAATTTCTGACTCTTTAATTTTCTTTGGCATAGTGTTATTGTAACCTATAATACTAAAATATGAGAGACTTCCATCCTTCCCAGCTTAAAATATACGAGCATCCAGCAAGATTTAAAGTAGTTTGTGCTGGTAGGCGATTTGGTAAGTCAGAGTTATCTATTATTTCTATGATGTACTTTGCCCTTCTTAATCCTGCCTCAAAGGTAGTGTATTTTGCCCCTACTATTTCCCAAGCTAGAGACATTGTCTGGAATAATCTTAAAAACTATTCGAAAGAAGCAGGTCTTTGGGCAGGAGAACCAAATGAATCTCGAATGGAAATACCCATTAAAAACATAGATAAGTCTGGTAATTTACTGCCCACTACCTCAGTAATTTGGCTTAGAGGTACTGAAAATATTGAATCGGCGAGAGGTAACAAGATTGATTATTTAGTCGTTGACGAGGTGGCCAGTATGCGTAATTGGAGTTATATCTGGGCTGACGTACTGCGACCAACACTTACCGACTCTAAAGGTCAGGCAATGTTTATTTCAACTCCAAAAGGATTTAATCACTTCTACCAAATGTTTAACAGGGATAAAGAAGATACTGACTACGCGTCTTTTAGGTTCACTTCCTACGATAACCCGTTTCTTGCAGTTGACGAACTTGAAAAAGCTAAACTTGAGGTAGCCGAAGACTCATTTAAACAAGAATATATGGCTGAATTTGTATCGGTTTCAGGCCAAGTTTATAAAGAATTTGACGTTGTAAGGCAATTTACAACTGTTGATTATGATCCTTATCTTGAACTTCACGTTACTATGGACTTTGGAGTTAATGACCCTACATCAATCATCTGGTTACAACCAAATGGTAGTGAATACCGAGTTATTGACTATCACGAGGAACAAAATGCCAATGTTGACTACTTTGCAGCGTTAATTAAGTCTAAACCATACCGAGAACCATCTCTTTTCACAGGAGACCCCGCAGGTAACGCAAGATCCATTGTAACTAACACTTCACCTATTGAAGAATATGCACGTCATGGTATCCATATTAGATCTAAAACTGGGGTTAGAATACCTGAACAAATCAGAATTACACATAAACATATTAAATCTATGTATGTTGATAACAAGTTAGAAAGATTTAGAGACTGTTTACTTAACTACAGATACCCTGATAGGAAAGCTAATATGTACTCAACCTCAAATGAAACCCCAATTCACGATGAGTATTCCCACGCTATGAGGGCTTTAGAGTATTATTTTGTAAATGTAGATACAGGAGGATTCTTATCAAAGAACCATCAGTACGTGTTGCCACAGAGCGATGTCAACAAATGGACATTTGAATAGGATATTGTATTGATAATTTATGGATAATAAAAACAACCCACCAATTAACACCATTCCAGAGGTAGCAGGAATGGATAATGGTTATAACTCGCTTTTTGCTGAAGTAAACTACCATTACACCTACGGAACTCAGGACATGGAACAAAGAAAACTTCGTAAAAATGGGTGGGATGATATTATCAGAGCTTATTACGGAAAATTACCAAACAACTGGCCATATTTATCAAAAATTGTAGATCCTGTTATTAGAACTGCTCTTATGGAGAAGACTTCCAGGCTTTTTAATGGAAAATTAAGAGGTACAGTAGTCCCAAGAGAATCAGGAGATAACGTTAAGGCTAAAATACTTAATGCAATACTCGACTATTACTGGGATAATGCTCAACTTGGTGGTTCCATGCTTGAAAAATGGGCATTAATGGACACATACACAAGACTATTTGGTGCGGCATTCGCGCTTTGCTACTGGAGAAAGACAGATGACTACGATGGAGTTGAGTTTAAAGTACTTGATAACAGAGATGTCTTCGTTGACTACCAAGCAAACCACGTTAAAAATGCTAACTGGGTACAGGTCAGAGAGTGGAGAACACTACAAGACCTTAAAAATACTACAATTAACGGTGAAAATTTATATGAAAACTTAGATGAACTTGAAAGAATGATATTTGCTGAATATCAAGGAGATAGAAGAGACGTTAGATACACATCTGTTGTCAAACAACTAAGAGGCTTAGAAGATAGAGTCGGACAAGACATTTATTTTAAAACTGTTGAAGTTGTAACTGAATATAGAAAAGATAGATGGATTACATTTACCCCTAGATATGGACTTATCTTAAGAGATATTGAAAACCCACTTGATTCAAAGATTATCCCTGTAGTTCAACTTAGATACTACCAAAATGGAGATGATGTTTATGGTGAAAGTGAATTTGAATCAGTACTTCCAATTCAAAGAGCAATTAATGCTAACCTTTGTGCCTTCCAAGACCAAATTAACTTCTCTCTAAGACCCCCAATCAAGGTGGCAAACAATGCTGATGGAGTTAGACTTGATACTATTGTTTATGCCCCTAATGCTTTGTGGCTTACAGGTTCTACACCTAACAATATTATTGAACATCAATCTGGAACTCAAGTAGTACAGCAATTCTCTACTACTTACCAGGTATTAAAGAGTGCTTTCAACACAGCACTTGGTGAATTATCAGCAGGAGTTTCAAACGTTAATCCAATGGCTACTGAAAAGACAGCAACTGAGGTAAGAGCTACTTTCAGTCAAATGCAATCAAGAGACCAATTTAATCAATTATTCTTAACAGAGGCACTAAAAGACCAAATGATAATGTGGATTAAATTAATTCAACAATTTTTATTTGATGATCCTTCAAAGTACTCAATGATTTTTAAAATTACTGGAATGGAAACCTTAAATGAATTAAAGAGATATGCTCTTGACGATATGGAAGTACCTGATGAAATAACAAACAGTATCGCAGACATGGTACAGAACGATCCAAACTCTATGGATGAATCAATGATTCAAACAATTATTGAACAAACAGCAATCCCTGCTTACCCAGTCAATATGAAACCATCAGGTAAAACTGGTGATTTTATGCCAAAAATGGAGATGGATAAGTACGGAGAGTTTGCAGTATTGAGAGTTACAAAAGATGATATGGAAGGAAATTATGATTATATTCCAGATGTTAAATCAATGTCTGTTGGAATGACAGAACAATTAGTTAACGGAAGAAATCAATTATTAAACTTACTACTATCACCTAATGTAAATATGCAATTACAAAGTGAAGGAGACAAGATAAAAGTAAAAGATTTAATTATCGCGATAGCGGAAGATAACGGAGTAAGAAATGCAGGAAAATTTTTTGAATCAGTACAACAAGGAGCTGGACAACCAGCAATGGGCGGAGGATTACCAACCGACCTTAACCAAACAGCAGGAGGAGCTATTAACCCAAGCCAAATTAATCTTGGAGCTACAGGATCACAAGGGCTTCCAACTTCTACAGAATTATTTGGTGAGCAAGGTGCAGGAGTTCCCCAATCCATCGGTCTATAAAACTTCAGAAGAGTTAGCGATGGCTTATAATAAACAATATGGAAAAGCAGAACTTATCAGAGAATATAACCAGTTCATCACAAGTCAAAGAGCAATCATTGACAACATCACAGGAAATAATCGAGAAATCTCAAACTCCGAGTAAGTTACATCTAACTATCTTAAAGATGGAAAAATGTAATCATTCCTTTAAAAGGGTAAGACCAAATCAGGTCGAATGTAATAAATGTGGGTACGGATTATTCGATACACCAGAAAAACCTTTTGTATTGACAAGATAATTTTGTATTAATTTGTTTATGGATAAGTTTCAATCACCTTTTTTACCAAATACTGATAGATTTACTAAATCAAAATTTCTACCAGATACTAGTAAATATGATTTTAATATAAATAAATATTCTGTTCAGCAAAAACCTCAAATGAGTTTTGCTAATGCTGCAAAAAATGCAGTATCATCTACAGCTAAGGTTGTTTCAACACAACCTAAACCTACAACTACTGTTTCTAAACTAAGTTCTGCAAAACCAACTACTCAAAAAACTGTTAAAACAAAATCAGCAGAAGAGAAATACCAAGAAGATTTAAGAAAACAAATTGAAGCTGGATATAAAACTCAAATTGATTTCTTATCATCCCAAGAAAGAGCAGCGCAACAAGCATTGCCTGGGCAACTATCTCAAATTGAATCTGAGTTTGGTGTAATTCAACCACAACTTGAAGCTCAACTTGCCGAACAACAACTAAGAGGAACTCAACAAGTTGAAAGTTTAAGAGGTCAAGAACAATTAGGACTTGCTGAAACAAGAAGAAGAGCAGAAGAAGCCTCCCAAAGAGCAATTCAACAATTTGGAGGTGTTGGGGGGTCATCAACAGCTCAGGCTGCTGGGGAATTAATCGGTAGAGAGCAACTAAGAACTGCTGGAGCAATCCAACAACAAAGAGTTGCAGGTATCCAAGATGTTACAAACCAATTAAGAACAATACAAGCTGAATTTAACGCTAATGTAAATAAATTACAACTTGAGAAACAAAAAGCTCTTGAAGGAGTTAGAAATCAATTTAATCAAAGCATTAAAGAAATACAAGCTGCCAAAATGTCAGCTGGTGTAACTAAAGCAAATCAAACAATTACAGCTTTACAAGAATTTGCGACAAGAAGAAGACAGATTGAAGATCAATCTACTGCTTTACAAAATGCACTTCAACAAGCAAGGGAAAATGCTTCTTTACAACTTCAAAGTTTATCTTTACAAAATCAACTACAGGTAGGTAGCCCTATAACTTATAGTGCGTTTACAAACCCAACCGAAAGAGGAAAGGTAATTAGTACAGTACTTGCAAGAGCTGGAAGTAACCCAGAAATACTTGCTCAATACGGGCTAAGAAAAGTTCCTGGCGTTGGCGGCGGAGAAGATTTATTCATAGACGCAGAAGGTAGTGTCTATAATATGAGCGGTGTCCAATACAAGTAACTTTGATTTCCATCTTTATTTTTATATTATTTACACATGGATACAAAAGATTTAGCCACCCAACAGGCCATTGAGAATTTTAAAAAATTACAATCGGCATCTCAAGCAAAACCACAAAACCAATCACAACCACAAACTGGAGGATATTTTGAAAAAGGAGTTGACATCGGGGGTATTAATACTGCCTCTGATTTATTAAATCCACTTGCGTGGGGAGGACAGATACTTGAAGATATTTTAAACATTCCTTCAAACATTATTGGTGGTACTGGAGATATTTTAAAAGGACAATATTATAAAGGTTTAGGTAGGGTTGGTACTGGAATATTCGATGTTGCTACAACAGTATACGCCCCTGGTAAAGCATTAAAATTTGGTAAAGCTGCAACTACTGCCTTAAAACCTACTGCTGGACAACTTATTAAAACTGGAGCTAAAGAAGGTGTCAAATTTGGCGCTATAAGTGGAGGCTTTCAAGGGTTACAACAAGCCCAAGATGTCTCCCCTGCTGACAGGTTTTCAACTGTCGCTACAAATATAGTTTCAGGCGGTCTTACTGGCGGTTTAACTGGAGGGGGTCTTTCTTATTTAGGAAGTAAGATTACTGGTACTGGTCGTGCGCAGAAAGTATTTCAAGGCGCTTCTAAAGAGACTAATGATTACATTAACAAAACTATTAATAAGCAATTAGATGCCCAAGCAGCACAACCTACTGGATTTTTAGGTAACCTTGCTAGACAAATTGACATTAAATTACAAGATTTTACCCAACCTTTAAATGAAGCTTTAGTTAACGCAAGAAAAAAAGGACTAACTTACTTACAAGAAATTAAAGTACAAGACAAGATTGATAGGGTACTAAGATCTACATCGCTAGCTAATAATTACTTAAAAAATAATTTTAATGCAACAATTCAAAAAATTGACGACTTAGAATTATTCAATCAATATTTAATTGCTAAAAGAGGTGTTGAACTTGCAAATAAAAACATCAAAACAGGTAGAGATTTAAATATGGATAAGAAACTAATTCAAGAGTTTCAAGGTAAATATGAGCCAATCGCGCAAGAAGTATATAAATATACCGCTAAACTATTAAATGACTACAAAGACGCAGGTCTTATTTCTAAAGAACTTTACCAAGAACTAAGACAAGCAAATAAAGAATACGTTCCATTTCAAAGAGTATTTTCTGTTTTAGATGAAAATCTTTCTAAAGGCGGAGGTATTGGGGTGGCTTCTGTTTACAAACAACAGTTAGTTAAAAGACTTCAAGGTTCTGAAAGAGAAGTTAAAAACCCTATTGAATCAATATTTTCTAATACCTATTTAGCAATAAAACAAATTGAGAAAAATAATGCAGCAAAAGAAATCTATAATTTGGTAGATCAAGGATTTTTACCTGGAAGGATAATTAAAAAAGGGGAAGACTTCAATACTTCAGATGTTATTTACGTTTTAATTGACGGTAAAAAAGTTGCAGTTGAAGTAGGCAAGGATATTGCGGGAGCGTTAAAAAATTTAAATACTGAAAATATTGGTTTGTTAGGTAAAATATTTGCATTTCCTACCGCAGTATTAAGAGCGGGTGCTGTAGGTCTAAACTTACCATTTGTTATAAGAAATTTAGTGAAAGACCAACAGACAGCAGCGATATTTTCCAAATCTCCTTTAAAATCAACTATTTTAAATCCTGTAAATTTCGCTAAATCCATTTTTGAAATTTCTAAAAATGGAAAGCTATACCAAGATTTTATAGAAGCAGGGGCTGGTTACTCCTCTATGGATATTGGAAGAGATTTAACTAAAACTATCGAAAGAGTAAGATCTGAGAGAAGTATTAAGCAGAGAGCTGCTTTTACTGCTAAGAATCCAATGGATTTATTTAGAATTTTAGAAGACGTTATTGGAGTTTCAGAACTTATACCAAGGGTACAAAACTTTGGCGCAAGAAGAGATTTCTATATGAAGAAAGGTTACTCTTTACAAGACGCTACAGTTCTTGCTGCAAATGAAGCTAGAAACCTGACTGCTAACTTTGCAAGAAGAGGTGAGTGGAGTAATACAATCAACGCAGTAATCCCGTTTTTCAATGCAAGTATTCAAGGAGCAAGACAACTTAGAAACAGATTTGTAGATGATCCTAAAAGAACAACTCTCCAATTTACAGCAACATTAGGATTACCTATCACAGTAGCAACTTTGTGGAATAATGCAGATCCTGAAAGAAAAAAAGCATACGAACAAGTTCCTGAATACGAAAAAGAAAGGGCTTTAATTATTATCCCCCCAGTTCCAAGTTATGATCCCGAAGGAAACCCTTTTTATATTAGAATCCCATTAGCACCTGGACTTTCAAACTTAGTTAACCCTATTAGAAAATTAATTGATGGTAGTTACCAAGGTCTTGGCGATGCTGCTTCTGGAATTGCAAGTGATATGACATCTGCTTTATACTCACAGCCACTACCTTTAGATGAACAGGCTAGAAGAAGAACACTATCCACTCTAACCCCACAAATATTAAAACCAGGATTAGAGTCAACTTTAAACGTAAACCTTTACACAGGCGCTCCTATCATTCCTAGAGGTATGGAAAACCTACCTCCTGAATACCAAGTGAAAGAAACAACTTCACAAAGTGCTAGAAACATTGGGAGAGTATTTAATGTCTCTCCTCTAATTGTAGAAAACACAATTACAACAACTGGAGCTGGTGTAGGTAAACAAGCTTTAGATTTTCTTGATTTAGTATCAGGTGTTCCTGCAGAACAAAGAGGCGGAAGAAGTATTGTTGAAGATTTAGCAGAGTCCTTTTACAGAGCGCAAGGTGGGGCTGAGGTATCAAAACTTTATGATCAGTTAAAAGTTATTGACCAAGAAAAAGCACTTCTTAATCTTAAAATAAAAGACGCTATTGCTAAAGGGGATACTGCTACCGTACAAAGTTTATCAAATCAGATTACTTCTCAGCAGTACGCAGCTCTTAGAAGAAGTGTTGAAACTAAAGAGTTAACTAAAAATCTTTCCGCTGAAGAAAGAGCAATTTACAAACTAACTGATTCTGAAAGAGAGTCTTTATCTAAATCAAACCCACAATTAAAAACAACAATAGATAGAGTAACACAGTTAAAAGATATTGAAAGCAATGCTATTAGTCCGTCTTTTGATGCTTCCAATTTTAAGTTTAAAGGTGGAAAAATTAAAAAACCTAAAAAAATTAGATTTAAAAAACCAAGAACAAAAAAGATTAAGGGATTCAAAATCAAAAAACCTAAAATCAAAAAATTAAAACCTATAAAAGCAGTACAAATTTAGTATTTATTGATTATGAAATTACAGGAATTTGCAAATCTATATTTTAAACTAATGGATCTAAAAGAAAAAGTAAAAGAACCATTAGAAAAAAAAATGGAAATGATGGATGAAAAAAGCGATATGGCTGAAGAAAAAGCCAAGAAAGCTATGTATAAAAAGGTACAAAAAGAAGTAATTAAAAAGGCGAAAGGAAAATAAAATATGCCAATGGTAGGAAATAAAAAATTTGCTTATGATGCAAAAGGTAAAAAGATGGCTAAAGAATATGCCAAAAAGTCTGGAATGAAAATGATGGACAAAAAGAAAATGATGAAGAAAGGCGAGAAGAAAAAATAATGCCACTCGGTAAAAGTGTTTCTAAAAATGTTAGAGAACTAATTGCCGACAATAAAAAGAAAGGCAAGGAAAGAGGTGCTAACGGGAAACCAAGAAGTAGAGCACAAATCCTTGCCATTTCTCTTGCCGCAGCAGGTAAGTCTAAAAAGAAAAAATAATGAGAAAAACAATCGAACAATTAAAAAAGATGAAGAATAGTTTGGTTAAAAATATTGCACTTGCAAGGAGGCAAGGTACTTCTAAACCAAAATCAAAATCAACAGTTAGCAAAAAAGAATTTGCAAAACTAAAAACATACAAAAAGAAATAATGTTAAAACAACTTAAAGACTTAGTGAGAGATTTAAAATCTGATACTAGGGAACTCAAAAAATTAATAATGAATAAAAAAGCAGGACTTGACGAAGTCTTAAATCTTAAAGTCAAATTTGTGGTAAGATTACTACAGGTTATATTTAAGAGAAAGTAGGTTGGGTAAGAAATGCTTAATCTGCCGAACGGTTAAACCGAAGGCAGACTATTACTATAATAAGAAAAATCGTAAATTCACTTCGTATTGCAGACCTTGTTGGAAAACAAAATACCGATACGATAAATATAAAACTACCGAAGAAATCATACTTAAAATTTTAAAAAACCAAAACAACAAATGCTGTATTTGTAGTACGGACATTACAGATAACTTTGTTGTAGATCATAACCACCATTCTAAAGAAGTAAGAGGGTTACTCTGTAGTAACTGTAATACAGGGCTCGGTAAATTTAAAGACCGAATTGACTTATTATCACGTGCTGTTGTATTTCTTTATGAGCGGGGAACTTATGGCATTAAACATCAGGAAAACAACTAAAGGTAAAAATAGAAACTTTCTAACTACAAAGGAAGGTGCTGGAATGACGGCTAAAGGAGTTGCTGCTTATAGAAGAGCTAATCCTGGCAGTCGTTTACAAACAGCAGTAACTGAAGCAAACCCTTCTCCTGAAAGAGCGAAGAGAAGAAAAGCGTTCTGTAGTAGGTCTAAATCTTGGACTGGTGAAAGAGGCAAAGCTGCTCGAAAAAGATGGAAGTGTTAATCTTTAAAGTGAGAACTTGTTCTATCTAAAAAATCAAATTCCTCAACATCTTCATTTCTATCAACAACAAATATTTTTTTATTGAATACTTTTAAAAATTCCATTATAACTTCCATTGAAGGTTTTACTCTCTTTGCTTCATAAGCAGCAATAGTCTTACCACTTACTTTTAAAAGCCTGCCCATCTCTTCTTGAGAGAAACCGTTGGATTCCCTTTCATCATATATTGCTTGGTTAAAAACCCATTGATTCATTGATTTCTTGAAGTATTTATTATTCTTCTCAGTTGGCATTAAATAAATTATATCACTCGTAAGTTATAATTTGTATTAGTTTTAGCAGGAGGTGAGATATGCCCCACTTTTCATTTCTGCTTCACATTATTTTGGTGAAAGCGGAGGAGAAACCTGTCCATATGTCAAGGCGGGTTCTCGACATCTATATGAGTACTTATGTTCAACTTGCTTACCATATGGCTGAAAGCTATATCAAGAAAGGTTGGGCTATTAAAAGTATTCAGATGGAAGACTTTATTTTCTTGGGTTATGACTCTCTTACTTGGCCTGATTAGGAGGATTTATGAAGCCCCATATGGTTCGAATTAAAATGGTTAAGGACAACCTTTGTCTTTACTATGTAGAACCTTTCGACTTCATTCACAAGGATTTTATGGTTCAAGCCGCTGAAATGGCTAAACCATATATCAAAGAAGGTTGGAAACTTGTTCACGCAATGATGGTGGACTTTAACTACTAACAGGAGGTGTAACTTGAAGACACCAAAACTCAAGAGAGAGGAGCGGTATGCAATCTTAGAACGGGATAATTTCCACTGCGTTATTTGTGGTAGTGGAGGTAAAACCTCAAGAGTAATCTTAGAAGTTGACCATATCATTCCAAGAGTTGCAGGAGGTACAAACCACCCTAACAACCTTCAAACCTTATGTGTTGTGTGTCACGACATCAAACATTATGGTAAGTGGACTGGAAGGGCAACAATGTTTGATGCTATTTACCGCCGTCAAAGAGAGGGGGAGGAGTAAAATCCTTCCCCTATGCTATAATTCAGTATGCGAAGAGATGAATTTTCAATTAAATCAAATCAGCAAATAGAGGAGGTATTCAATATCATTATAAATAAAGGCAGTGAGTACCAATTAGATGATGATGTATTATCCAACTTTAAAAGTAACGCTAAAGACTTAGGTCTTACTCCTTATCAGATATGGGCAATATATTTTACAAAACATACTAAATCAATAATTAACCAAATAAAAAAGAACCCAAATAACCCTAATGATACTAATTCAGTTGAAAATACTAAGTCAAGAATAACTGACGCTATTGCCTATCTGTTATTTTTAAACGCTCTTATTGAAGAACAAAAATAACTTCCACTATTGACATCCCCCATAGAAATTATATTTCTCAATTAAGTTCTGGGTGATGCTCGCCCTAACCACTATTTAATTGAGCAGGAGAACTGTAAATGGATAATATCCAAAACGGCACTATGGACAATTTGGAAGTCCAAGAAGTTGATGTAGCATCTTCAGGTAATTTGCCAGACCAACAAACAACTACACAGGGAGAACCAAATCTTCCAGAAAACGCTGCAGAGCGTACTCGTAAAGAATTTGAAAAGCTATTAGCTTCTAATAAAGAACTAAAAGCTAGACTGAAAGAACTTGAATCTACCACTCAGTCAGGTAGTTCAAACACTAAAAGTTCTGTGTTTGATAACTCAAGTAACGTTTCAGAGGATATGGGAGACTATATCGATGAAGAAGGAAATGTTCTTATCGATAAGTTAAATAAAGATCTCAGAGCTTTGAAATTGTCCACACTTGAGGCTAAGGCCTTAGCAGAGGATGCTAAGAACACAATCGAGGTTGAAAAGGCTGTTACAAAACACCCTTACCTTGACCCAGCTAGTTCTGAATATGACCCTCAGTTTACTGAGTTAGTCAAAGACAGGATGGCAAGACATCAGTTAGAAGGAAAAAGCTCAAACTTGTCTTTCGCAGCTGATGAAGTATTAAAGGTTTATAAGCCAGCAAATTCTTCTCTTAGAGAGAAAGAAGAGGCTGTAGCAGAATACAAAAAGTCTCAAGTCGCTAAAGCGCAAGTAGGGGCAGTTAACTCAGGTAGAAATATTAGAGTTGACCAAACTACCGAAGATTTGAAGCGAAAAATGTACTCATATAATTCTGCTGACAGATCTTCTGCAATTCAAGAGAGATTGAAAAGTATCGGTTTATAAGTTCAAATGGTGAGAAAGGACACTAAAAAAATTAGACTATGTTGTACACTTATACAGACAATTCAAGAAGAGAAGATTTATTATCAATTCTTAGAGATGTATCTCCTTTAGGTGGAAACTATTTGGTTGGTAATCTTGGAACTTCTGTTGCAAGAAACACTCTTCACGAGTGGGTAACTTACAACCAATCAAGACCAACTGAAGTAACTTTCACTGTTGAAGGTGCTGACGCTTCTTATAGCTCACTATCAACTCCTTTAAGATCCAATAACATTACCGCAATATTAACCGAAACCGTAAGAGTATCTGGAACTGAAAGAGCTGTTAGCGTAGCTACAAATCAAGATCCGTACGCATTCCAAAAGGAAAAAGCTTTAATGAGAATGAACGCTAGAATGGAATTTGCAGTATTAAACGGAGCTTATGCTTCTGGTAATGCTTCCACAGCAAGAGGAATGGCTGGTATTGACGCATGTATCTCAACAAACATCGTTAACAAATCAGTTTCTTCTTTATCAATCAATGGACTTGAAGACGTTCTACAATTATCTTACGACCAAGTCGGAATGGAATACATCGCTGACGTTATCCTAGTACCTATGGTATTAAAGAGAAAGATTTCAACTTTCACTACAAATATCACTAACTATGTTAACGAAACTGATACTCTATACAGAAATATTTCTGTTTATGATTCTTCATTCGGACAAGTCAGAATTATCCCTCACAGAGATGTGAAAGCTGCTACAAACAGCATTCACTTATATGCTCTAAGAATGGATACATTCAAGATTGCTTTCTTAGAAGGCAGACAACCACAGTTCACAGAGCTTCCAGCTACTGGAGACTACAGCAACGGACAATACTTAACTGAAATGACAGTTGAGTCCTTAGCACAAAGAGCATCTGTCAAATCATACGGTTGGACAAACGCTTAGTAGCGATTGCAGTATTTCCTTTTAGGTAATATTGTTATACTATAGGGTAGGGGTAAAACCCTACCCTTTTGAATATGAACGATGTATTTTTAGATAAACCTGAATATGTTGCTGTATCCCCAACTAAATTAAAATTAGTTGATGAGATTGTTTTTAAAGTAAGACATAATACTTCTGGAACTGTTGAGTCAGATCAAGAATGGGAAGCAATAGTTTTAATGTTTAAATTATTCACAATCGAATATCCTGAGCATTACGAATGGTTTATAGACAAAATTAAATTTTACAGAAACGCAACTCAAGATACTCATGGAATTATTAAAGACGAATCTGGTGATTCAATGCAACACCAATTAGAAATCCCTGAAGGATTCCACATGTACGTACACACAATGTTTCCAAATCAAAAATGGGACAAGAAGTTTGTCAGAAGACTTATTAGTGAACTTCCTATCCTCAAAATCTCAGATAAAGTGTAGTATTGACTATAACCTATAATTAGTTATTATAGGTATAATGTCAGCTAAGATAGCACTTACTTACATTGTTAAGGACAACTCTGAATTGTCTTTATTTCAAAACTCTCTCAAATCATTCATGCCATACTTTGACGGTCTATTCGTTGTAGTCAATGGATTATCAAAACAACACGAGAAGATTCACCAAGAAGTTAAAAAGTGGAAAGGTAAATCCATTTCTATTAGTCCTGAAACACACCCACATGTCTACAATCAAAAAGAAGATGGAACTTGGGAGTTTGTTAATTTTGCAGGAGCAAGACAAGCTTCTTTTGATTTAGTTACTTCAGACTTTGAATACATATCCTGGGCAGATACAGATGACCTTTTACAAGGTGGTACTGAAATAAGAAATATAGTTCAAGCTGCTAAACAACAAGGTATTGATATGGTTTATTGTACCTATTACTACTCTTGTATATTTAATAAAGATGGATCAGTTAAAGAACCCGTTATCTTCCACGAAAGAGAAAGAATTATTAAAAATAGTCCTGAATTTAAATGGGACAAATGGTTACACGAAGTCTGTATTCCAAAAGATAAACCTGTTACAGCATTTAAGATGCAAAAACATTCATATAATCCTAAAAACGGAGTTAACCTTTTATGGGTACATACTGCTGATATAAACAAATCGACTCAAGCATTGATGAGGAATGTTCACATTTTAGAATTACAAGCAAAATACGAAGAATACAAAGATCCAAGAACAATACTTTATATTGCTAAAACTTACTTTGATATTGGAGGTGAAGATAAATTAATTCAGGCTGATAAATATCTTGATATGTATTTACCAATGTCTGGATGGGATGAAGAGATTGCTGTAGCTTATCATTACAAGGGACTTATAAGACAAAGACTTGGAAGAGATAAAGAGGCAGTACCTTTTTATAAGGAAGCAATTAAAGTCTACCCTAAAAATCACATAGATTACTTAAGACTTACTGACGCGTTATTTAAGTTAGGAGACTTTGAATCAGGGTCTCTTTACTTAGCTCAAGCAGCAGTACTTCCTGAAATGGAATCTAAAGCAACTATTGGAAATCCTTTTGAGGTAAAGATTTTATTCCTAACTTTAAAGTACCAAGAAGCCCAACAAAAGGGTGACTTAAACGGTATGGAAGAATACGCTAAATTAAGAAGCGAGTATGTTAAAGATGCTCTTCTTGAAGATGTTACAAGAACAAAAGAATTAAATGATGTTGCAAAAGGAATTTATAACTATGCAATTTACTTACTTAAAAACCAACCACAACATTTAGAAGATTTAATATTAACAATTAAGAAACCATTTATTGATGAAAACTTTGTATTGCAATTATCTAATTCTAAACCAATTAAAGAGTGGAAAGATAATGAAATTGTTTACTATGCGTCATTTGGACAAAAGCACTTTGAAGAATGGACTGCTAAAAATCTTGAATCTGGAATTGGTGGATCAGAATCCGCTGTTATCTATCTCTCGAAAGAATGGGTAAAACAAGGGTACAGAGTAGTAGTTTATTGTGATTGTGGTAATGATGCTGGAATTTACGATGGTGTTGAATACAGACACTATAATACTATTAACTTTAAAGATAAGTTCTCAACTATAATTTTCTGGAGGTCTCCTCACTTACTTGATATTCCATTTTTAGAAGCAAAAAGAATATTTATGGATTTACATGATATAGCCGATATGACACATTGGACTCCTGAAAGAGTTAAGAAGGTAGATAAAGTTTTCTTTAAAAGCAAATGGCACAGAAGAAACTTACCTAACATACCAAATGACAAAGCAGTTATTATTTCAAATGGAATTAACTTATGAAGATGATATACGCCAGCTCCTACGATAGGGGTTTGGAACACTTACTTAAAATGTGGCCTGATATTAAAAAACAATTACCTGATGCAAAGTTAGAAATTTGTTACGGGTGGGCGCTTTTTGACTTAGGTTACGCAGGCAACCCTTACATGATGAAATGGAAAGAAGAAATGGAAACCTTAATGAAGCAGGAGGGTATTACTCATCATGGTAGGCTATCAAAAAAGAAATTAGATAACCTATCGGAAACTTGTGACTTATGGGTTTATCCAACACACTTCGAAGAAACTTTTTGTATAACCGCAGTTCGAATGCAATCACTTGGGGTTGTGCCTGTAACCATCAATCTTGCGGCATTGCAAGATACGGTTTTTTCAGGGGTTAAGATTGATGGGGATATCCAAGAACAAGAAACCAAGGATTTATTCTTAAAAGAATTAGTAGCACTATCTATTGATGGTTTTAGAATGGCGACTGAAAAAGACAAAGCAGTTAAAGGGGCAAAGGCTTATGCTTGGAGCAACATTGCTACCGAGTGGGAAAAGCACTTTAAATGAAGTATATAAGTTTATTCGCAGGAATAGGGGGATTTGATTTAGCATTAGATAGGCTCGGTCACGAGTGTGTATACACAAGTGAATGGGATAAGCATGCTACAAAAGTTTATGAAACAAGATTTAACAGACCAGTCGACACAAGAGACATTAGAACAGTACAAACAGAAGAAATTCCAGAGCACGACTTACTTGTCGGGGGATTCCCTTGCCAAGCTTTTTCAGTCGCTGGAAAACGACTCGGATTTGATGACACAAGAGGAACTCTCTTCTTTGAAATCGCAAGGATACTTAAAGATAGGCAGCCGAAGTACTTTATACTCGAAAATGTTAAAGGACTCTTATCTCATAACTCAGGACAAACTTTCAGAACCATCGTGTCCACGCTTACAGAATTGGGGTACGACCTTCAATGGAATGTGCTTAACAGCAAGAATTTTGGAGTCCCCCAAAATCGTGAAAGGGTATATATTGTCGGACATCTTAGAGGACAACCCAGACCAAAAATATTTCCTATCACAGGAAAAAGTTGCAAGATTGTTAGAAAAAAAAGGAACAATATAAGTATTGCTGACTTTAGATATGACGAAGGATTAAGGATAAGAAAAGATTTTATTTCCCCAACTCTAACTGTTGGAAATGGTGGGAATGGTTTGTCACAAGTAAACTATCTTCTTGATGGTTTAAAAATAAGAAGACTAACCGAAATAGAATGTGAAAGACTACAAGGTTTTCCAGACAACTGGACAGAAACTATACCATCAACACAAAGATATAAATGTTTAGGTAATGCAGTAACAGTAAATGTAGTTTATGAGGTAGCAAAAAATTTATGAACAATACAAAAGTAGCAGTACTATTTGGAAATAAAAGAAACCATAACTACTATTTAAATAATAGGTTAGGAATAATAGAAGCTTTTATGAAGTTACCTAAAAACTTTCAAACTCAGTTTTTTGCAATGACTGATGTTATGAATGCTTATGAAAGAGAAGGTAGGGTAACTTGGTTTGTTAATACAGTTAAAGCAATGAAGTTTGCAATAAACGAAAGGTTCGAACCTGACGTAGTATTTTGTGTAGGAGATCCAAACTACGAATGGGATAAAGTTTTAGTAGGTAAGTATAGAAAATATTTTATATATGATTCTTATGAAGAACCTAAAAAGTTTTTTGATTGGGACAATATTATAGTTCCGACTTTCGAAGATCTTATATTCTTCCCTAAAGCAATGGTAGGGGCAGTTTATAATGATTTAATTTTTAAAGATAATAAAAGGGAATTAAAACCATTTCAAATATTTTACCCACAGTTAATTCAGAACTTAGATTTGTTTTTAGATATACAACACGATGATTTAGTAGTTGGTATGAATGACAGGGAAAACATACTTCTACTATCAGATATGTCAACTCCAATGATTGCTGACATTGTAAACCAATCCAAGTCTGTAGTTTTAATTGAAAAAGAAAATGATATTGAACTTGCGTTGTCCGCACTTGCATGTAATGTACCTGTACTTACAGTCGAGGATAATAAATCATCTTTCTTAGATGGTGTGTTTGTATCACTTGCAACTACACCTGATTTCTTAGTGGCTCTCAATGATATAAAATCTATATCTATGGATACTGATCTAACTCAATATACAACATCGGCTTTTGCTAAAAAAGTAAGGGAGCTATTATGAAAGTGTTATTTGTAGGTGATTATAAATATAATGTCAAAGATGGTCTTTGGGCTGCAATTAGTATCTTAGGTTTTGATAGATACAATATTGGTGATGATATTCCAAACTTTGAAGAGTATGACTTTATATTAGGTCATGGGGCATTTCACTCTAAGGTTGATATGCTACTTAGATCACTACCTAATAAAAAAGGATTATGTATAGCTGGCAATGTTTATCCACAAGATACAGATTGCTATGATGTATTATTTTACGAAACAGAGTGGGTTAAAAACTTTCTTAATTTAAAAGGTAATCTGGTACACGCATTTGGAATTAATTCAAAAATATTTAACCAAGAAGATCCAACACTTTGGAGATACAAATTAATAGACTATTTATCAGTTGGAACTTTTGCAACTTGGAAAAGACACGATAAATTGATTTCTTTTAAAGGGAACAAAGTCTGTGTTGGTGATATTCAAAAAGATAATATAGAAGAAAGCATGGGTATTATAAATCAACTTTTATCAAATGAAGTTGGGGTAATACCAAGAATTACATCCGACAAGTTAGTAAGGTTTTACCATTCGTCAATTAATGTTCATATCCCAGCAACTATTTATGGTGGTGGTGAAAGAGCAGTTCTTGAAGCTAGGGCTTGTGGTTGCAATGTATCAACTTGTGATGATAATGATAAATTAAAAGAACTACTTATTAGCCCTATTTGGGATGAAAATTATTATGCTAATCAAATTAAAAACGGGATTGAAAAATATGGCAAAAATGTTTAAAGGAATGAAAATTGATATAGGAGCGGGTAACCCTAAGGAAGGTGAAAACCAAGCTGGGGCAGGGTACTTACTACAGGATATTGATGCGCATGAAGGTATTGATGTAGTCTGCGATATTAGAGATTTAAAACAAACTATAGGCGACAACCTATGCTCAGAAGTAAGAGCTTCTCATGTTCTAGAACATTTTCACATGAACGAACTTAAAAAAGATATTTTACCAATGCTTAGGGAATGTTTGACAGACGATGGTATTTTAAACATTATTGTACCTAACTTCGAATGGCACTGTGATTTGGTTAAAGCAGGTCACGATGAAAAAGCAGTTTACTATAGTTTCGGCGGAGGACTCGATAAATATGACCACCATTATACAGCATGGACACCAAGACTTGCTTATAGATGGTTATTTGATGCAGGGTTCGAAATATTTGAATTAACTGGTGTTGATTGTATTCACATAAAGGCAAGGAAACAATGATTTCAATAATATATATTTCAAATAGGTATGGCGGACTTGATATATTAAAAAGTAATCTACAAAGACAAACTGTCCAAGACTTCGAGCTTGTATTTGTTGATGGGCTTTATAATGAACGAAAAGATTTAGTTAAAGATTATTTTAAAAATTTCAACATAAAACATTTGAACGAAGACTTTGATAGAACTGGAAACTATTTATCTTCTCTTGCTAGGGCAGATAATCTCGCATTTAAAAATTGTGATGGGGAGTTAATTGTATGCTTACAAGATTACATTTATATACCTTCTACAGGACTTGAAAAATTCCTAAATCTGCATAATCAATATGCTGGTAAAGTACTTTTAACAGGTAAGGGGCATCAATATTGGTATCCCGAAGCAGAAGAAATTGTTAACCCAAAAGGGCTCATTACTGTATTTGAAAAAGACTATACAAAAAAACCTGACATTAAATTCTGGACTGACCCAAGAGATAACGGAATGGGTGTAAGAGAAGCCTACCCTGTAGAGTGGGAAATGAACTGGGCAGCAATACCAACAAGCATCGTTAAAGAACTTGGAGGTATGGATGAGCAATATGACAAAGAGGGGTTTGGTTGGGATAATACAAATATTGCAACAAGGGCCGCTATTTTAGGGTATAAGATTTATATTGATCTAACTAACGAATGCTTTGGATTTAACCACGATGGTTGGTGGCCCAACCCATTAAAAGTTAACAGAGTCAGTCCTGAAAAATATCATTTTGAACAAATGGTAAAGATGATGAAGGGCGAAATCCCCGTAAGATTGAATTACCTGGACTAAAATTGTATTGGTTAAGATATGTTAGGCGCTGAAGGAGTTAAACAATTACAAACAGAACAACCTCAAATTTTTCAAAAACCTGAAGCAACACCTCAAGTTACAGAAAATTTTACTCCTGATAATTCAATAGTTAGCAGTCAAGTTGCATCTGTGCTAGGTCTTGCTTCTCTTGAAACTGGTAGATACTCCCAAGAAATTACTGATTTAATTGATTGGGCAAAAGCAAATGGAGCTAAGACTATGGACGATATATTATATGAAATTAGGTATTTATCAAATAAATTAGGTAATAATCCTAATGAAAAAAAGATAAAAACAATATCAAGATACGTTTACTTATCAGGTGAAAGAAGCAGACTCAATACTGAGTTAGAAAGAATGCAAACATTATGACATTCCCAGTACCACAAACATCTCCAGAACAATTAGGATCAGGACACATGTCTCCTGAGGCTATTATGATGTGGGAACAACTAGGTAGAATTGGTGGGGTAACAGCAGGACAAGCATTTCAAAGAGTTAGAGAAGCTGATGAAACAAAACTAATTGATATTAATGGTGCAGATATTTACGTTGCTTACGCACTACCTGGAACTTTAACTTCTGAGTCAAAATGGAAAATTTCAAAAATTAATACTAATAACCCTATATCTATTTTTTGGGCAGACTCTTCTACACTTTATAACAAAAAGTTTGATGATAGAGCTACCTATACCTACGCATGACAACTATTATTCCTTACTTTGATCCGATACTTGGCAAACTAAGAAATAGCGATGTCGCATTAATATCTCTTGCCAC